GATCCCGAGCGCGGTTGCGACCGAGACCGTACGGCCTCCGTCACGCGACCAGGTGTACGAAATCGGACCGGTTCCGACCGTGCCCCCGACCGTGATCGTGATCACAATCTCTCCGTCGTCCGTGGGGGCGACCGAGCCGTCGACCGCGGGGGTACAAGTGCCGAGCACGCCCGTGATCACAAGGTTCGAGGTCGTACCCACGGTGGTGCGCTTGCTGCGCGTGAGCAGAACAGGCTTCCCGTAGTGCTCGAGGGCGTAACACGCGGCCTCGACAAGGGACCCGGACGTGTACGTGGACTTGACCGCGGTCGCGGACCCGAACGCGCCCGGCGTGTCGAAAGGGCCGCTCTGGGAATCGCCAATGATGGCTTGTAGCTGGCCGCTGGAACTCGGGAGGATGCCTAGCTGGCCGTCGAGCTCCGTATCATTGACGGAAGGGATCATGTACGAATCTTAGCACCGGGGCACGAATCTTGCCCGGGACCTGGATTCGCGGGGTTGGGTGTTCGGGTCGATTTCCCTTGAAACCGCACCCGGGCCCGTGGCACGGTGGGTTTGGAGGAACACGATCGCCATGACAACCCAGAACATCCCCACTCTTCCCGACTACGTCACGCCCGAATACCTCGCAACTCTGGAGCTCTGCGAGGGGAGGCAGGACGGTTCCGACGGCCACCGCTGCGCCATCCAAGAGGTTCGCCACTGGCTCGATCTCGATTCGTCGTCGGACGCGATTCCGGATTGTGTCTGCCCGGTGATCGGGACTTTGACGATTGGCCTGAACGACATCGATGAAGCCCACCGCACCGCGATCAAGTCCCGCCTTCCGAAGCTGCTCGGAACCCGGGGCGGTGTGGCCCTCGAATTCCGCAAGGCTTTCGTTTGCGCCGATTTCGCCGTCCGCGTTTTTGCGGTGTCTGTGCTGCGTTCCGCCGGATTGGATTCGGAAGCGGACAAGCTGGCCACCCTCCCCGAAATCGTTGACCTTGAAACGAGCAGGGCCGCGAGCAGGGCCGCGAGCGAGGCCGCGGACGCGAGCGAGGCCGCGGACGCGAGCTGGGCCGCGAGCTGGGCCGCGAGCAGGGCCGCGAGCCGGGCCGCGAACTGGGCCGCGGACGCGAGCAAGGACGCGGACGCGAGCAAGGACGCGAGCAAGGCCGCGGACGCGAGCAAGGCCGCGAGCAAGGCCGCGAGCTGGGCCGCGAGCGAGGCCGCGGACGCGAGCGAGGCCGCGAGCTGGGCCGCGAGCAAGGCCGCGAGCAAGGCCGCGAGCGAGGCCGCGGACGCGAGCAAGGACGCGAGCAAGGCCGCGAGCTGGGCCGCGAGCAGGGCCGCGAGCTGGGCCGCGAGCGAGGCCGCGGACGCGAGCAGGGCCGCGAGCGCCGAGTTGTCGATGCAGCTGCTGGATCGACTGCTGGCTAGCGGCTAGACCTGCGGTGGTGTGTGATCCGTCGCGTCTGTTTCGTACACCACCGGGTCAACCGTGGTGTCAACCGCGATCTCGGCCGGGCCCTCGGCCTGTGTCCTAACCGTCGTATCCGCGCCCGGGGGCGGCGCCTCGTCGGGGACTTGGGCCTCAAACTCGAGCAGGAACATGATTTCGGCCCCGTTCACGCGCTCGGTGTCCTTGCGGATCCACTGGGGGGCCGAGAGGGTGAACGCGCCGTGGCCCACGGACGAGCGGTAGATGGCGCGGACGGTGTAGTCGTGGAGTAGGCGCGCGGCCTCGTATTGCCGTGCCTCGTCGTTGGGCGCGTCGGGGTCCTTGCCCCAGACGTAAACGGTCGCGGTCTCCAACCACGTTCCGAGGCTGCGCGTGCGGCGCGAACCGAGAGCGATGCGCGCGATCTTCGCTCCGACATACTTCCCGGCCTTGCCCGAGGGATCGCCGGGAACGAATGCGACCCGCGCGGCACCACCGGGTCCCTGATTGACCTGCTTCGGCGGCTCGCGCTTCCCAAAAACGACATTCGCCTGGGGGCCCTCGAGCGCGAACCGCGCCTTGACCTCGTCGAACAGGATGCGGAGGGCGAAATTGGACATGGGAGCCGAAGGAATCGTACCACGGTTGTCGATTTCGGTTGAAACCGGGGTCGGGATTTGGGAAAGTGGGAATCGGAGGCAAGATGAAAACCACGACGACACCCGACGGATTCACCACCTGGCACTTCTCGCGCGCGGAGTTGATCGCTCTCTTGGCTCACGCGTCGACGGACGCGACCCGATTTGGGATATTCGGGATCGGGCTCGACGTCCCCCAGGGTGCGGCCACCGCAACGGACGGCCCCCGCGCGGCCAAGGTCTGGGGCGAGCGCGTCAACTACGATTGTGCTGTCGTCCCTGCGCACACTCTGGTCCTCGGCCGTGATTCGATCGAATTGTTGATCAAATCCGCTCGCAAGGACGACGAGATCATGATCACGACCCGGAAGGCGGACGAGCCCGCGCTCATGCAGGCCGGACCCAACGGGGCGGTAATCTCGGCCCGCCTCGTGGACGCAGGTCACCCACCCGTCGATCAGGTCATGCCGCAGTACGGCCCGAAACACACGGGCGTGGCCGCAGGTGTCAATCCCGACTACCTCGCGGACCTCGCCCTGGTTACCCGCGCCTGCCCGCCGGTCGTGCGAGATCTGCCACGTGGCAAAAAAGAGAGGCGGTACCCCGGCCTGGTGCTGTTCCCGCCCACCAAAGAACGCGATCCGTTCCTCGCTCGCGTCTCGTGCCCGCAGAACGCCACCGAATGGGCCGTCGCGATCATGCCAATGCTAATCTAGGGCGTGAGCTTCCCCTTGATCACCCGCGCAATCGCGTCCACGATCGGCTGGGGGATTCCCTTGGTCGGCAAGATCGGGCGCTTGACCCTTCCCCGACCGAGGCCCAGGTGGTGCCGCGCGTCCGGGCCCGTAATCGTCGCCAGGACCGTCCCGCCCACGACCTGGACCGTAAGGGCGTCCGCCGCGTGAACGAGCGCTGGCGCCCCGTCCTTGGTCGCGGGCCAGGGCGTTCCGTCGGGCCCGCGCTGGGCCGCGATGTTCTCCCGGAAGACCTGGCCGACCGCGAACGCGACCTCGGGGAGGGCTTCGCGAATCTTGGGGGTGAGGCCACGCAGCTTCGCGACCATGTCCTCGATCGTAGCCATCACGTCCCCTGACCGGTCGGGTCTTCCTGCGAGCCGTTCACGGCCTGGACATCTTGCCAGACGTACGGGCTCGTCTCGCTGTACCCCAGCGGGAACCCACGAGACACACCCGAGGTCGAGGGCGAATTCGTGGATAGGACTGGCAGATCGAACAGGCCGTCCTTCGCATCCGCAGCCTCTTTGACCTCGGCCTTGGCCTCGGCGTAGGCGTCGAGGATGGCGGCCTTGTCGGATTCGGACGAGGGGTTAAACCCGCGCTTGGAGTAAAAGTCGAACGTGACCAAGGCCGTGAGCCAGATCAGGACGATGTCCGGTGGAGCGGTTTGCATCAACGCGACGTCGTAGCGCTTCGCCAGCCGGGCCATGATCCAGGACCATGCGCCGTCGAGGCGCCGCTGGATGAATCCCGGCTCCGAAGATTCCAAGGCCGTGACGTCGTCCACGGGGACGATCGTGCGTTGGGTCCAGCCTGCGAGCGTGAGCGGGGAGGGCACGAGGCCTTTTTGGGAAATGCGACGTCGGAGTGATTACAGATTGTGCAGGTTCTCACCTGTCAATCGTATCACCGTTCTTAATTGCGGAATTTAAAACAGTAGAAGGGTAGGCCGTAGCCGGCAACACCGCGGCCCTGGGCCTGCATTTCGATCTCGCGCGCGCGTGCGAGCTCGACGTTCTGTCCGCCCTCGCCCGTGAACGTCTGGATGGTCACCGGTTCGCGGTTGATCCAAACCATGGCGCCGAGCTCCGACTGATCGGCCTCTTGGCAGAATACGTAGAACGACTCGTCGTCGCCCGAAACCGTGCTTCCGGTTCCGTTCTCACCGAGGGGGTAGCTCTGCGATGCGCCGAGCTCGGCCATGATGATCGGCTCGCCGAACGCCTGATCCATGATCACCTTCTCGACATCGCCCGTGCCCCCGCCCGCGCCGTTGCTGGCCTGGCCGAGGAACTTCGCATGCGTGAGCTGCTGGAGTCGCGCGCGCAGGGCGGGCGGGCCAACGATGCACTTGGGGGTGAGGAAGCGGGGATCGACACCGTTCGGCATCTTGATCGCGCTGATGCGGGCCAGGCCCGTATTGAGGTTGTCCAGCGCGACGTCGAGGGTGGTCGAGGCCGCGTCGATCGGCAGGTCGGTAAAGAGGTTCGAGAACGTAGTCGAACCGGGGATTGCGGGGTTGACCGGGTGGCTCGCGTGGAAGAATGCCAGACCGTCGTAGCAGAGCCCGGTTTCGCCGTTGAGGAGTTGGGTGATAACTTCGCGCTGGGGAAGGTAGGCGATGTCCGCGCCGACTTGCGCCGACCACTCGGCACCGATGTCCACGCCCTTGCCGTCGAGGTCAGTCAGCTGGTTCTTGCTGATCTTGGTGCCAGCGGCAAAGTTGCCATTGACGTAGGTCTGCTTGACCTGAGCGAGCGTATCGTACTGGATGTTGCCGCCCTGGCCGTTGCGCTGCAGCCGCGCCGTCGAAAGCAGCCAGGCGAAAATCTCGCGCTCGCTCCCGCTGGACCGGGTCTTGGTGAACGCCTGGTAGTGCAAGTTC